GTGGGAAAAAGGTTCGTGAGTATTTACCAGGAGTCTTAGCCACTCTGAGGATTATGGAATGCGCTTAGTAGCAGACATCGAGACCAACGGACTACTGAGACAAAAAAATCCCACTATTCATTGCCTGGTTACACAGGATATGGATACTGATGAGATTATTCGGTATGACGACACAGGTAAATACCCACCAATTAAACAGGGACTAACCAACCTGATGGTGGCTGATGAAATCTGGGGTCATAACTGGATTGGCTTTGATCAATCCTTTATTCGGGAGATCTACCCGTTCTATGAACCAACTGGTAAAACCTATGACACCTTAATCCTTTCGAGGCTTTTCTTTACTGACTTGTTGTCTAGAGATTTTGCCGTGGGTAACAAGAGTCAATTGCCAATATACCTCTATGGTCGTCATAGTTTGATGGCATGGGGGTATAGAAACAAGTGTTATAAATCTGAGTTTGGAAAAAACTTAGACAATGACTGGTCTACATACAGTCCAGAAATGCTGGAGTATTGTGTTCAAGATGTTCTAGTCAGTAGAACACTTGTAGAAAAGTTTTATCCACAACTTGAGCAATACACAGATTGCATTGACACTGAACACAAAATTGCTGAGATTATGTCTTGGCAAGAATCTTGTGGGTGGGCCTTTGACACCAAAGCAGCTCATCAACTAGAAAGAAAACTTCGTAAGGAGCTTGACTCTATCTCTGATGAGATGAGGCAACAGCATCCCTATATGAATGGTGGTTTGTTTACTCCTAAACGAGATAACAAAACACGAGGATATGTAGCTGGTGCTGAGATGTGCCGGTTAAAGGAGTTTAATCCTGCAAGCCGTGACCATATCGAATTTGTTTTTGACTGGTTCGAGGGACACAAGCTTCAAGAGAAAACAGACAAAGGTAAGATCAAGGTCGATGACAAAATCTTGAGGGAGATAGGGACACCTAAAGCTCTTAAGTTTGCTCGTATCTTGGAATTACAGAAACACCTTGGACAACTATCTGAAGGCAAGAACGCTTGGCTTAAATTAGAAACAAATGGAAGACTTCATCACAGTTGTATTCTCAACACTAATACCGGTCGCATGGCCCATTTACGGCCAAATGCTGCCCAAGTCCCTAGTGCTCCTGAATATCGATCCCTATTCGGTCCAGGTTCGGGAAGAGTTCAAGTCGCTGCTGATGCCTCTGGCCTTGAGTTACGTGTGCTTGGTGCTCTGTTGTTTCCTTTTGATCAAGGTAAGTTCGCTAAGGAAGTAGTTGAAGGAGACATACATACAAAGCTAGCAAATATCTACAATACGAGTAGATCTACAGGTAAATCTTGCACCTATTGTATGATCTATGGCGGTGGTGATGTGAAGTTAGGTTTGACTGCAGGGGCTTCCAAGGAAGATGCTGCAAGTAAGGGTAAAGATATTAAGCAACGAATAATGGGCGACCTTGATGGTTTTCAAAGTCTCTCATCAGCCATCACAAAAGAAGCTAAAACCGGCACTCTTAAAGGATTGGATGGCAGACCCATTCGTATCCAAGGCAAAAATCATGCCAGTTTGAATTACAAAATTCAGAGCTATGGTGCCGTGATTTGCAAGCTATGGTGTATTCGTGTAAATGAATTATTAAAGGAAGCCGGGATTGATTATTACCCTCTCGGATTTATCCATGACGAAATCCAGCTGTCAGTACACCCTGATCACGCTGAGCAGGCCGCCTTCTGCCTGGTAGCAGCAATGAAGGACGTTGAGCAACAAATCCACTTTAAATGTCAATTAGATGCAGAAAGCGTTATTGGAAAAAACTGGGCAGAATGTCATTAGTACAAAACGTCTAGGCGATTTAGGTGAGCAATGGGTAACCATGCTTGCTGCCTGGAAAGGTGCAGAGGTTTTTCCTAATGGATATACAACTGGTAACTGTGACCTGATCATGCGTTACCAAGGAAAGGTCTACCAACTAGATGTGAAAGTCTCCACATGGAATTCTCGGTTTAACTACTGGCATGCAAAAAATGTTTGGCTTGTTAAGTCACCCGTCTATCCCGTAATTGTCGAACCAAAAGGCGACTTTGCTAACTGGACTGTGCGTTGGAAAAAAAACGCAGTCCCACCCGGACTAGAAAACTTCTGGTCAAAAGATTACCGTATCGTTTCCACTACCACAAATGAATCCACTATTGCTAATTGATGCTGACTATTTCTTCTATCGAGCTGCTAGCGCGAGTGAAGATGAGCATGAATATTCAGAAGATGTCACCGTAATTGTTGGTGATCATCGCAAAGCTAAATCAATTATCAACCAAGAAATTGCAAATCTCAAGCAGAAATTTAAAACGGAAGATGTACTTCTCTTTTTTACGGATAGTAAGAATTTTAGGAAGGACATTGACCCGACGTACAAAGGCAACCGGACGAAGCGTAAGCCCGCCGGTTACCGCAAGCTCGTGGCTTGGGGGAGGGAATCCTACAAATCACAGATGATGCCCGGTCTTGAAGCAGATGATGTTTTAGGCATCAATGCTACTCAGGGGAATTTTGATGATTTTGTGTTGATCTCACCTGATAAAGACATGCTTCAAATCCCATGCCGTATTTATGATCTCAAAACCGAATTTACTCAAACTCCAGAGGCTGCAGAACGCAAGCTCTACGAGCAAGCTCTTACCGGTGATGCAACTGATGGTTACAAAGGTTGCACAGGAGTCGGTCCTAAAAAGGCCGAGATCATTCTTAAGAAGGCACAGGGTAATTACTGGCCAGCTGTCCTAGAGGCTTATCTAGAAGCAGGTCAAACAGAAGAAGATGCCTTGCGAAATCTGCGATTAGCAAAGATCTTACAAGCTCCTGATTTTAATTTTCAAACCGGTCGTCCAATTCTTTTCACACCACAATGAACAAAGGCCCTTCTTACTATCAGCGCGGTAAAACAGAAGTTTGGGACTTCATCCGTGAGCAAGAGCTGAACTACCACCTTGGTTGTGCTGTCAAATACATAGCTCGCGCAGGGCATAAGGATTCAAAAATTCAAGATCTAACTAAGGCAATCCACTATCTACAAAATGAATTACAAAACACCATTGATGCTTCAAGCCCACGAATTTCGTACAACGTACAAACTAGCGAATACTTCATTGGCGACGATGACCCAGAAATCTTTGATCGATGAGGAGTGGTCAGAGTTTCACGAAGCCTTTCATCATCAATCTGATGAATGTGAGGCGAAAGAGCTTGGGGATCTGGTATATGTTTGTTATCAATATGCTGCAAATAAAGGTTGGGATCTAGATGAGATTATGGATCGCATCCATAAGTCCAATATGTCCAAGCTGGATGAAAATGGTAACCCTATCTTTCGTGGAGACGGAAAAGTACTAAAAGGGCCTTTTTACTCAGAACCTATTCTAACTGATCTATTATGACTAAAGATTACATTGCTCGCACAGGTCGAGTGCGTTCATGGATGGATAATCCTGAATCAAAATTACCCGTTAGCTGCACAGTTTTTGTAGTTGACGATTCAATGACAGGTGAAAATGGAATTGAGAAATCGTGGCGCTATGTATCATTTGCCCTTCGGCATGCAGCCGGAGTCGCTGTACATCTTTCTAACCTCCGTCCACGGGGTACAGAGAATGGAAAGGGTCTCATCTCTTCAGGCCCAGTGTCGTTTGCAAGGATCTACTCTTGTCTTAACGAAGTTCTTAGAAGAGGTGGCACCTATCGAAATGGGGCGTGTGTTTGTGTCCTAGATTTGTGTCATCAAGACGTAGAAGAGTTTGTTGATGCAACACGAGCAGAACTACCTTGGATCAAAAAATGTATTCAAGTTACCCCTGAATGGTGGGCTGCTACCGGAGTAAATTTACGGGAAAAAATTTTGCGGTCACTCAAGGCCGGAGATTTGTGGTTGACCAAAGTTAAGTACGATCAGAAAGGGGATCGTGTTTTTTCAAATGTATGCCAAGAAATCTTTTTAAAATCGCGAGGCAGTTGTTTACTTACCCATGTAAACCTGGGGGCTTGTGAAATAGATGAACTATATGATGCTTTCTATGAGGGGATGGTTGAGCTGTGTAAGTTGCATCCTAATACCGGCGTGGGTGACACAGGTGAATACCTGGATCCATCAGAAGATAAACAAGTTGGTCTGGGGATGCTTGGACTTGCAAATTTTCTTTCAATACATGGAGTAAGTTATGCCGCTTTTGGTGAAGCACTTGCACTCGTTGATGACACCACTGCCTCTTGGTCCCCAGCTCTCTGTATTGCTCGGGACTTACGCAGTGCTATTAACAATGCAGCTAATGTTGCTCGGGCTTATGGTATGGACAGAGCATTCACGATTGCGCCAACTGCAACTTGCTCCTACAAGTATCACGACCTCAGAGGCAATACAACAACACCTGAGATTGCACCACCAATCTCCAACTCAGTAGACAGGGACTCAGGCACCTTCGGTGTTCAATCTTATTTCTATGGTGACGTGGAAATTGCTAGTGAGGTTGGTTGGGATAATTACAAAGCAGTCGCAAATGGCATCTGCCAATTACTAGAAAACACAGGTTTGTTTCATGGTTATTCTTATAATCATTGGAGTGACTGTGTGATATATAACGAGGAATTTATTCAGGACTGGTTTGACAGTCCGCAGACATCATTGTATTACGCGCTTCAAGTCTCACCGGATACACTCCGCAAAGATGACGTTAGTTCGATAATGGATGAGGACTACGCAAACATCTTTGATTTTCAAAACAACAATGACGACGACTTCTGCTCCAGCTGCGCTGAGTAGCTACACAAAAATCATGAACCGCAAGCGTTCGTGGACACCACTTCAAGTTGATAAGGGTCAGCTTGTATTGGGTTCTGAGGCCACACTTAAGCGTTGTCTTGCCTTACGAACGCTTGAGTTACCAGTAAAAGAAATGCTGTCCCAAGGTCTTGAAAAAGATCTTCCTAATGACCCTGGTGTCATCCCTGCTCTGCGTTCAAACATGGCCGATGAAGATAAGCATGACCTTGGGCTTTCCTATGTTGTTGCTGCTCATGGCGTGGATGAATCCGCAGAGCGAGAAGCCGAGACAATTCGTAAGGCTTGGCTTGAATCACCGGAGCATCCAATACTTAAAACAGCAATCTTAGAAAGGTCAGTATTCTTTGTACTTTTGCCCTTCTTTAGATTCAACGGAGACATGGGGATTCGCAGTTTAGCAAGTGATATTAGTCGAGACGAGCAGACTCACGTATGTATTCATGGAATGGTTGCACATGATCTAGGGCTCAAGTCTACTCAACATCTAAATAAGCTCCGTAGAGCTACAGTCCATTGGGCTATGGATCTACTAGGCCATAGCAATAATAAGTATCTAAATAAAGATTTTTGGATGCGCCAATCTGATGCTCTTTATAATAATGGAAAAGCACCAGAACTAGCAGATACTCAAAGATCCAGAATGCCAGCGTTCTTTGAGGCCAGCAACATTAACCTACCGCAATATGGATGAACTTTCTGCATCGGATGTTTTCAAAGGAGATGCTCCTATTGAGCGTCTTACTTTGGAGCTTGATAATAATTTTCCCATTGTTAATCCACTACCATCAAATACCCCTGCTGAGATTATGTATCGTGCAGGTCAAAGATCAGTAATCGAATTCATTAAACAACTATTGGAGTAAGACTATGTGTGGAGGAGGAGGCGGAAGCCGTAGCAGCAGTCGCGATGAAGAAAAAGCTGAAGAAAGGCAAAGAGAGGCTGAACAGCGCAACCGAGATTTTATTGAACAGCAAAATGCTATACAAGCTCAGCAAATGCAAGCTGCTCAGGAGGCTATGAACGCTCAAATGGCACAGCAGCGTGCTGATGCACAAGCTCAACAAGATGCTGTGAACAAGCAGATAGCAGACGCGGCGGTGGCAGCAGCTGCTGAGCGTGAGCGAATAGCAAACATTAAGCCAATTGCTGGGCGTCAAAATATGGCGAGCAACTTAACTGTACCCCAAGCGCCTGGAGATTTTGCGCCACCACCTAACCCAGGAACTGGTACATCAGATGTTTTTGATCCATTATCAGTTGCACCAACTTTCGTGAACGATAACGTTAAACCCGTTGTTCGTGGCGGAGCTGGATTAACCCGTGGTGGTGCTTCAAGCGTAAATGATAAAACCACTATTGATAAGACTACCCGTATTGGTAGTGCTAAAGGTAAGAAAAAAGCTACTGGATTAAACATCCCTACTTAAATGAAAACTTCCGCACAAGCTCGGTATCAGTTCGGTACAGCTGATCGGGAGAACTACCTTGACATGGCACGTAAGTGTGCAGCTCTTACTCTTCCTTACCTTCTTACTTCAGACGGGTTTGGAAGTGGTGAGAACTTACCCACTCCGTGGCAATCACAAGGCAGTAAGGGCGTAAATGTACTTGCATCAAAAATGATGTTGAGTCTTTTCCCAATCAATACAACATTTTTTAAGCTACAGATTAATGATGCAGAACTTTCTAAACTACCTAACGTAGGGCCAGAGGTTCGCTCTGAGATTGATCTCTCATTAAACAAAATGGAACGAGTAGTCATGCAGCATATTGCTGAGACTACAGATCGAACCATTCTGCATGTAGCAATGAAGCATCTTGTTGTGAGCGGCAATGCTTTGCTGTTTCAGGGAAAAAAAGCCCTTCGAGTGTTCCCCTTAGATCGCTATGTAGTGAGCCGAGATGGTAATGGACAGGTTACAGAGATAGTTACAAAGGAGTTGGTCTCAAGAGATTTGCTTCCTGAAGAATTTCAATTATCAAATGCATCCCTTGAGGGTGCTGATGTTAATAGCCCAGGAGAAGATGGACCTAAATTAGGTGTTGCTTCTACGTCTAGAAGTAAAGGCAAGACTGATGATGCGGAGGTTTATACCTTAGTCACCATGAGTAATGGCCAAGTTAAGTGGCATCAAGAATGTGATGGCAAGATTATTAAAGGAAGTGAGTCCAGTTCTCCTTCTAAATTTAATCCTTGGACTGCTCTAAGATTTAATGTCTGTGATGGTGAAAGCTATGGCCGAGGCAGAGTAGAAGAATTCTTTGGAGATCTTTCTAGTCTTGATATGTTGATGAAGGCAATGGTAGAAGGCACAAGTGCTGCTGCTAAAGTTGTCTTTCTTGTGTCACCTAGTGCAACTACAAAACCTCAATCACTAGCACGAGCATCAAACGGTGCCATTATTCAGGGCCGTCCAGACGATGTTGGGGTGGTTCAGGTGGGCAAAACTGCAGACTTCCGTACTGTATTAGAGATGATTAATCAGTTGTCAACTAGATTATCTGATGCATTTCTTGTTTTGCAAGTAAGGCAGAGTGAGCGCACCACGGCCAGCGAAGTCATGGCCGTCCAACAGGAGCTAAATGAGCAACTTGGTGGAATCTTCGGAAACCTGACCAGTGAATTACTTAGGCCATATCTAGCACGTAAGCTACATATGATGAGTAAAGCGAAATTACTGCCAGCACTACCAAAGGACTTAGTAATGCCTACTGTTGTTGCGGGTCTTAATGGTGTTGGGCGTGGTCAAGATAAGCAGTCTCTTATTGAGTTTCTTCAAACAATTGCCCAAGGTATGGGACCAGAGGCTTTGTCTCAGTATGTTGTGCCTACAGAATTTATGTCTCGTTTAGCAGCTGCTAGTGGAATTGATACTGTTGGATTAATTAAGACTACGCAACAGATCCAATCAGAACAAGAGGCTGCACAGAAACAGGCTACACAAAGTCAAATCATGGGTCAGATGGGCCAGCTTGCCAAGTCACCTATGGCTGAACAGTTAATGAATCAAAATGGAACCGAAGAAGAAGCGCAGCAGGGCGCGAACCCCGGAGGGGCAGTTCAAGGGCAACAACCCCAAATACCCGGACCTCAATGAGGCTTGGCAACCTGATGAGGTTGCACCAAAAATTAAAAGCAAACTTAGCTACCGCGTTAAACCACGGATTAAAACATCTGGCAGTGCAGGTAAGTACAGCCAGAAGCCGAAGATCCGCCCAAGCATGTAATTTATGACCACCACTAACTTTGACCCTTCCGAGGGTGTATCCACAGAACAACAAAATGCTGAAACAGCAGCTCTAGCCCAGGGCGAAAAGATTGCTCAAATGGAGCAAGAGGACCGAGATAAGAATTGGGAACGACAAGTTGATGATGAAGAATCTGCTGCCCTTATTGGGGGTAAATTCAAAAGTCAAGATGACTTACTTAAAGCTTATGAAGAACTACAATCGAAACTAGGCAAAAGTAATGAAGACGATGACGATGACGAAGAGCCGCTCGAAGAAGGGTTGCAAGCCGAAGGGGAGCAAGAAACCGAAGAAGTATTAGATCAAGGCGAGGTCAGTGAGACTGTTGCCTACATGGAAGAGTTGAGTAAGGAATATGATGAAGCGGGTGATCTCTCACCTGATGCAATCAAAAAACTTGCAACACTAGCTCCAGAAGAATTGATCAAATCATATCTACAATATCAAAAGAGAGCTGACCAAGCCTTTGCTGCTCGATCTATGCAACAAGCAGAAGTTGTAAGTATCCAGCAGTCAGTTGGTGGTGTAGAGGCATATAACGAGATGATCAATTGGGCTGCAACTAACCTGACAGAACAAGAGATTACTGATTTCAACTCAATTGCTAATGGTACTAATGTTGCTGCAGCTAAATTTGCCGTAGAGGCCCTTAGCCAACGCTACAAGACCAATGAAGGCTATGAAGCACCACTTGTAACAGGCAAGGCTCCTTCACCCCGTGTGAAGGGATACAGGTCTCAGGCAGAGCTTGCTAGGGATATTGGTAATCCTTTGTATTCCTCTGACCCTGCATTTAGAGAAGATGTAGAGGAGCGTTTAAGGAACTCTGCTGACCTTCTTTAGTTCTCCATAGTTCGTTCATCCGAAAGGACGCAGCCACCTGAAGCATGGAACGGGGCTCAGGTCTATGGAGATCCAAATGACTGACATTCAAGTCAAGCAGGCAGTTCGTCTACAGAAAGCTGCCAAAAAACAAACTAAGCTCACCTATAGAGGTGTCCAATACTTATTTGTTAAGTAAGCTAAAATACTTTTCCTTGTAAACTCCCAAGGAACGGTTACGGAATCGAGGACCGGAAAAGCCTCGGTGTCTACCAGATGGTGAAGGAAGGGTTCGATTCCCTTCCCTGGTTTTAGCCTTCCAAGCCCCCGAGGGGATAACTTGTTAGGTGCTAGCGCCTAGTCTGTGGCCTAATACGGACAAAATTTCTACCGGTAGAAAGAGCTTATATTTATTTTATTTATTTTTTACAATGACTATTACTAACATTACTAGGCCCAACGCCGCCAATGGCGCTGTTGGTTCCGGTTCTTATAATGATAGGTACGCCACAAGTCTGAAACTCTTTTCAGGCGAAGTGTTTAATGCCTTCAACTCCGCCACGATTTTCAAAGGATTGGTGCGTTCTTACACCCTGCGAGGTGGCAAGAGTAAGCAATTCTTGATGAGCGGAAAGCTCAATTCTGGGTATCATACGCCTGGAACAGCTATCGAGCCTACAGAAGTTCTGAAGGCAAATGAGCGCACAATCATCATGGATGATCTGCTTATTTCCAGTCAGTTCGTGTATTCTCTTGACGAGATTCTCAGCCAATATTCTCAACGAGCTGAAATTTCTAAGCAAATTGGTGAAGCTTTAGCTCTTCACTATGATGATCGTCTTTGCCGTGTTCTGTGTAAAGCAGCAACAACCGCTTCTGTGGTAACTGGTGAGCCTGGTGGCTTCCAAGTTAACATTGGATCAGGCAATACTTTTGATGCCCAATCAATTGTAGATGGTCTATTCGAGTGTGCAGCAACTTTAGACGAGCGCAATGCCCCCATGGATTCTCGGGTCTGCGTATTGTCGCCTAGACAATATTATCACTTGATTTCTAGCGTGGATACTAATATCCTGAATCGCGAAGTTGGTAATAACCAAGGTGATATGAATAGTGGTAAGGGTCTTTACTCTATTGCTGGCATTCGTATCTTTAAGTCCAACGTATTGGCTAACCAGTATGGCAAGGACGCAACTGCTAATGCAGCTGTAACTGGCGAAAACAACAGCTATGTTGTTGACAATTCAAACCTTGCTGGTCTGGTGTTCCATAAGGAAGCAGCTGGTTGTGTAGAAGGTATTGCACCCTCTATTCAAACAACTTCTGGTGACTTTAATGTTCAATACCAGGGCGATTTGATCGTCGGTCGTTTGGCACTTGGAGCGGATGTACTTCGTACTTCTGTTGCTGGTTCTCTTCAGGCAGCTTGATAATTAATCCTTAGGGCTTCGGCCCTTTGGACTTCCCATTTCCTAAGTAAATTAATGGCAACTATAAAGGCATCACGCCTAGCAGCAGTAAACACAATCATTTCTAATGTAGGCCAAAGCCCACTAAATAATCTTGATAGCGGTAACCCTTTAGCAGAATTAGCTGAGGGCATTCTTGATGAGATCACCCGTGCAGTACAAGCTGAGGGCTGGTCTTTTAATACAGAATATGGATATCCCACAACTCCTGATGCATCAACAAAAGAAGTTGAGGTTAGAAGTAATATGCTTTCTGTAGATCTATCCCCAACTCATAAAAAACAAGTTGTGATTCGCGGAGGTAAACTCTACGACAAGGTAAACCATACAACTACCTTCACTGAAAATAGTTTAAAACTTGATGTCGTTTGGCTTGTTAATTTTGAAGACATGCCAGAGGCATACAAAAACTATGTAACAATTCGAGCTGCTAATGTTTTTGCTGGCCGCACTGTGGGCACACAGGAGGCTGTCAAATTTGGTGAGCGCGAGGAACTGATGGCTCGTGCTAATTGTATTGAGTATGAGACCCAGCAAGGTGACTATACGGTCTTCTCTAATAGAGATAATGAAATGACATATAACGGTTACCGTCCTATTGATGCTCTTTGGAGATAATTATGGCAGCTATTTCTCAGAAAATTCCAAACCTTCTTGGTGGCATTAGTCAACAACCTGATCCTGTAAAGCTAGCAGGACAAGTTGTAGATGCATGTAATGTCGCACTTGACCCTACCTTTGGTTGTAAAAAAAGACCACCTATTAAATTTCTAGGTCAGCTTGCTACTGATATACCCGTTGATGCATTTTGGTTCCCTATCTTTAGGGATTCTTTTGAACGCTATGTTGGTTGCATTTATCAGAACACTAATGGCACTGCAAGCATTCGAGTCTTTAATGCAGAAACCAGTGCAGAGGAAACTGTAAATATCTATGGTTCGGCCGCTGACTATCTTGTTACAGATAGTAGGAAGAGTCTTCATCAACTAACTATTAATGATTATACAATGATCTGCAATGGTGAAAAGGTGGTAACCATGTCAGGCTCTGGTGTGGCAGCTGTTGAAGAAGCTCTAGTTATTGTTAATGAAGTTGGGTATAATACTACCTATGGCATTGACTTTCTTGAGACTACTAATAACCAAAAAGTCAAACAATATAGAGCGGCAAAACTATCAATCTCTCCAGGCTCTTTTGAGGTTACTGGGGATAACGGTGCATGTTCGCTATCAGGTAATCAAAACTTTGTTCTCAATGGCTCAGGCAATCAAACTGGGCTAGGGTTTAGTATAATTACTAATTGCACTCCAACCTTAGTTACAACAACGATTCCCGGTACTGTTTATCCTACTGCTGTTTCTTATCTTGCTGGCTCAATGCGAGCATTAGGTTTTGGTGGTCCTAATATCTATGGTGCTGGATCTTATGTTTATGTAAATAAATCAACCAGCACTTCAGCAGGCACCATTAATATAAGAATTGAGGCGCGTGTAATAGGAGACGACACAGGTAATAATGATTTTGCATTCTCTTCAGCATCAGTAACAAGTTATACTGCTAATAGCTCATCGTGGTTTGTGGGCCTAAGATTTGGTGTCCAGAACTATAATAATACAAATCCTGCTCACGCTATTTTCCGGGTTTCCAGTGTTCAGCAAGGCCCCTCTGGTAATAATTATGAGTACAAAAGTGTTTATGACAGTCAAGTTCGATTAAATTCCAGTGGAACAAACTGGAGAGTTGGTGATAGCGTTAATGCAACTGTAAACGGTAAAACATACACAGTTACGGTTGAAGAAGATAGGTTTGGTTATGGATATGATGCTCTTCATTCTGCCTCATTTACAACTCCTGTTGATAGTTCGTCCTCTGGACCTCTGGATGTAAATACTATTGTGCAAGGCTTAGAGTCTGACATCCTTGCTATTACTGATAGTAGTGGGAATCAGGAATATAGTGTTGACACTATTGGTAATGTAATGCGAATAGTACGAACAGATAGTGCTGGCTTTAACATCCAATGCAGAGGGGGAACAACAAACAGTGCTCTTTATGGTGTGAAGAGTGAGGTTTCTGATATTAGTCGCTTACCTGCCCAATGCATACCTGGGGTGACTTTAAAAATCCGCAATACATCTGAAGCTGCAGCTGATGATTACTTTGTAGTATTTGAGGGCAGTGAAGGAGAAATTCCAGGTACAGGCACTTGGATTGAAACTGTTAAACCCGGTATTGTCACCGATATCAATGCCTCCACAATGCCTCATGTATTGATTAGGGAGGCAGACGGTAATTTCACCTTCCGCTCATTATCCAAATCAGCACAGATTGAGGCTAACGGTGGTGTGGAGCTACCAGAAGAAGATTATCTTTTCTGGGCTGGTCGTCTAGTAGGAGACACTGTTACTAACCCTGATCCATCATTTGTTGGGGACACTATCAAAGACATGTTCTTTTATATGAATAGGTTAGGTTTGTTATCCGGGTCAGACGTAATCATGAGTCAGCCAAGTGATTATTATAATTTCTTCTCTGGTTCTGCTATTTCTGCTTCAGATGCTGATCCAATCGACCTTACAGCTTCTTCAACAAAACCATCATCTCTTAAATCAGCCCTAGGTACATCAAAAGGTCTTTTATTGTTTGCTGAGAATGCCCAGTTCTTAATGGGAACAAGTGATATTGCATTTGGTCCTGCTACAGTTAAGATTACTGAGATTGCTAATTATGCATATACATCACACGTAAGACCAGTGGAGTCAGGAGTTTCAGTGATTTTCTCTACTGAAGCTGATACATATTCAAAGGTGTTTGAAATGGCCGTTGACTCCTTAAATAATAGACCACTGGTTGCAGAAAATACAAGGATCATCCCTGAGCTAATTCCACCTGATCTGATGATTGCAGCCTCTTCTCCAAATAATAGTTTTATTTGTTTTGGTGCAGGTGATCAAACTCTCTATACATTCAAATTCTATAACGAAGGAAACAATCGAACCATTGCTGGTTGGTCCCGTTGGGTATTGCCTGGTGACATCAAGTTATTTGAGTTTACCCATGACACTGCTTTTGTGGTTATGTATAACAAAACAAACTCCTCACACACTATTGGCAGGCTTGAGTTTCTAGACGATCCTGATACTTCACCTATAAGTGTGCATGGTCGTAAGTTTGTCCCACGTATGGACAATTACCTGTTTGACTCAGATATTACCGAAACCACTGTAGACAGCCTTACAACGCGCCTTACGTTTCCAAGTGGGTTTTATGTAGAGGACTCAACTGTGTACCTTCTGGACGCAGCACAGGGCAATGCTATTCAGTATTTTGAATATTCTGCATCTACTGATGGTGCCAATTACTATATTGATGTTCCAACTTTACAAGTTGAGGGGGCTTATCTTCTTGGTTTAGGATATCAAATGAAAATTGAATTGCCCAGCTTCTACGTTGTTGAGGATAAGCGTTCTGACCGTAGGAATATTCCAGTTGTGGAAAATGTGTATCTTGATATGCATCTTTCTGGCAGCCTTGATGTTTTGCTTAAGCGAGTAGGTTATGACGACCGAACTCTATCCATTGAGCAGCCCTCAGCTGATATTTATTTGGCTAATGATCCAGCAATTACAGAGGTCCGTACACAGCCTCTTCCTGTGTTTTGCCGAGGTTCACAAGCGTCTTTAGTTATTACAGCTGATAGTCCTCTCCCTGTTTCTCTTTCTAGTTATTCATGGGAAGGGCATTATAACAATAGAGGCATACAATCAATAGTTTAAATGAAAGCACATTACCGTACTGCCACGTTTCAAGACGGACTTATCGTTGCGTCAAACCTCAGACCCGAAGACAAGAAAGAACTGGAGCGTATGGGTTTATCCCTGCTCCATGTTGCCTTAGGAATCTTTGAAAGTGAGCACCCTACAGCTATCATCTCCCCTGATGGTGATGTCTGTGGGGTTGCTGGGGTTGTGCCCCTGGGCAACAAAGTAGGTCAAATATGGCTGCTATGCACTCCAGATATAGGTAAATCTCCTATAGCCTTTTTCAGACAAGCAAAGGTTTGGCTGGAGAGCATACAAAAGAATTACATTCTCCTATGGAATCATTGTGATTCTACAAATAAAGTCCACCACAACCTATTAAAATTTCTCGGCTTTAAAGCTATCCATAAGGTTTATATCGGACCTGAATTATTCCCGTTCTATGAAATAGTGAAATTATGTGCGTCGTATCAGGAGCCGTAGCCGGTGCTGCGGCAATTAATGCCACCTTAGCTATTAGTGCCGTCACAGGAGCAGCCTCCATTGCTATGGGGATTGCATCCCAACAGCAACAAGCACAGCAAGCCGCTGCTCAACAAGCTATGGCTAGTCAGCAATTTGCTGCTCAGCAAAGTATGCAAATTTTGCAACAGCAATCAGCCATGCAAATGCAGGCGCAACAACAACAAGCGCAGATGCAGCTGGCTCAGAGTCAGCAACTAAGTTCTGCTCAATTTTCAAGCTCGCAGTTTCTTGCTTCTCAGCGACAACAAGCTCAGCAAATGATGATGCAGCAACAGCAAAGTAATGCTCGTATGGCTATTGAAGCGCAGCAGCTTCGTGAAAGTCAAGCTATGCAACAAAGAACAAGCATGGCCCAAATGGAGTTACAACGCTCCCAAGTTAATGCTCAGATAATTAATGCAAATAAACAACAACAAAGGCAAGTAATTAATCAACGAGCCCAAATCATTGCTCAGGATGAAATTGACCGTACCTTATTTCAATCAAATCTTGAAGAGGCTCGTGATCAAAACTTACTCAATAACGAAGCAGCCAATCGTACTTATGTAGCTGAACAAGCTAAGCTGAATGAGGTTCGTCAGGAAGCTCTATTTGAGCAACAAAACATCATCGCTCGTAGCATTGGTGCTAAGGGGTCGATTCTTGCTACAGGCCGGTCTGGTCAATCAATTGGTTTGCTTCTTCAAGATGTAGATCGTCAAGCTGGGTTTGCTGAAGCTCAAGAAATGGCCTCTTTGGATAGTGCTAGAGATCAAGCAATTATTGCAATGGATGCTGCATATCTAGAAAATCAATCAAGTAATAACAAAGCTGCTAGTTCTATTGGCGCTAAACCAAAGGATCCCTATCTACCAAAGATGCCTGATAATCCAACATTGGTTGGTTTAGGAATAGAGAACCCTTACATTTAAAACTATGGCTAGAATTCCTCAGGCTGATTTTGGTGGTACAAGGTTTCAAGGTAGAGCGCAATCTCGCCAATACAATCCAGTTACTGCTAAATCAGAAAGTAAAAAAATTGAAGAGCAAAAGCGTATTCTTTTGCGTGAACAAGAAATTAAGAATCGAGAGCTGGAACGTGAGTACCAGATGGAAACTCTTGAGTTGGAATCCAAACAAACTGTTGAAAGTTCAGCTCAGAGGATTGCACTTGAGATTGAAGGTCATGCCTTAAAAGCTCAACAGCTTTATGCAAAACAAGATTTGCAATCCAAACAAGAGGTTGAGAAAGATATCTACTTACAGGAAGCTTCTGTTAATAAATTTCAACTCAAGCAAGAGTCCGATATCTTTGATAACCGCCTTGCCCAGGAACGGGCGTTACTCGAAAACACGCAGCAAATTAAGCGTACTGCTTTTGATTACAACCAAACCAATCAACAACAAGTTCTTGAATTTCAGCAGACTAATGCTAGGTCTCGTCTTGCTAATCAAAGTCAATTAAGTAGTTCACAAACTCAGTTAATTGGTAATACTATTAACACCTTGCTTTCGTTTGGTGGATCCGTGCTCCAGTATTCCTCGGACATGGATAAGCTTAATAAGGTTCAGGAGAGAAAAAATCTTAATCTCTCTTATATGTCTAATCGTAGTAAGGGTGCGGATCTTGCAGTCCTTAATGCTGATGAAGACCTTAACCGTACCGAACTAGCTGGAGAGCAAGCTATCCGTAACGTTGAAGCTACTGAAATTCAACGATCAGAACTGCGTAATGTTAATGCTGGTGGAGCTGCTAATCGTGCCAGACGGGCTACATCTACGCGAGATTTAGGTATCCAGCTGCCTGGGCTGGCTAAAGACGTTCTAGCTAAGGGAGGCATTATTTCTGGCCCAAATGGAATACCGATTGACATCAAAAACCCACAAAGTCATTCTGATGTTAATGCTATTGCCTTGCATGCAGCACGAACCGCTTTCGATAACAACAGTGGGGGTTTGTCCAATCTAGATAGTGCAGAAGCTGTGCGTTCACTTCGTCAGCAATTTGATAACACTGTCACTAATATTTCATCAAATTTGTCGAAAAAGCTTGAAACAAAGCGGTCAGGCGATCGTGAGTTTGCTTTTCAAAATAACTTTTACTCCCAAGCTACTGAAGGTAATATGCCTCAGCAGCAAATGTTTAATCGGTTAAAAGAAGACTACATTATAAGTGGTGAAAGCACTTCTTCTGCCTCGAAGAAAGCGCGTGAAACCATGTTTAATTTCTATAATAATAGGAATGACAATGATGCTCTTGATATCTTTGGTGGTGTTCAGCAAGTAGACGGGCAAGCGGGAACAGAAATGATCAATGTGATGGGTGATCAGTTAAGGGATGCTACGGCAGATACTTTCTCTGATGACAATACCGTCAATAAGAATGCGTTTGAAACCATAGAAAAAGAGATGTATTCAAGGCTTCAGGATGTCAGCAATCCTTCTGAACGTATCTCTATTATGCAATCCGCTGTGGAGCAGTTGCAATCAGTAGGTCTAGGCAAACAAGCAAGAACCATTTTAACTTCAATTGGTAAGCTTAGAAATCCTGATGCAGCCCTTGTTGGTGATGCCAGTGTAGGTTCACAGATTAGCTCTGGTGAAATTACTACAGAGCAGCAGATAGATCAACTTGCCTCGCAAGGTTTATTAACTCCTGAGGGGGCAAAGAAAGGCAAGGAGCTTCTGGCTGATAGGTCACTTGCTAATATGCCTAAGGATGATATTAGTAAAAATTCTATTAAGGCAGCACAGAAAAGTGCAAGTGATTATTTCTTGCGTGGTGTTGGTATTAGAAAAGATCCTATTACTAATGATCTTACTATTGATAAGATGATGGGTGATAAAGGTTTTGTTACAGCAGAAGAAGCTGAATTACTTGCCTCTCAGATTGAAATTGAGTTGCTCATTGAATCCAATAGAATGCTCAAGCTTAATCCAGAACTCCTTGAACCTGGAAATGAAACCAAAAAGATCCAAAGTTTACGTGAAGTCTCAAAAACATGGATTGACGAGAATTTAAAGTCAGTCAATGGTAAATATCGTGTTGACGATTTAATAGAAAAAAATAAAACTGTTAAGGGTGACAAAGGCCAAGCTGATTGGTCTAATGAACAGAAAAATAGGTTTAAGGGTCTTCTTAATGACCCAAGTAAATTTGCTGCACGTCAAAGCTCTTTAGCTGTCCGTGGAAGCATGGCTTCTGTTGATTGGTCCGGTTTCACTAGAGACATTCTCAAGCCTGGTGCATTTATTAATGGATATGCATTAAGGAACTACCGACCTCTACGTGGGGACATCTTAATGTCTCAAGAGCAATTTCAACAAGCCCACAAGGCTTTTGGAGAGGGGACTGTCAATCCCACTCTAGCTGCTGTTGCGGATGCTCTTGGTAAATCACCTTTGAGTGTTTTAAATTCTCATGCTTCTTCTGGTCTTACTCCCAGACTACCTCTTTATAACCCTAAGCAACTATCTCAATCACCCTTAGGATCTGGAACTGCACCTATTAGTGCAGTCGAAGGTGCTCAGATGTTGATGGCACTCGACTTTCCTGTACGTGGGGCTTCTTGGCTTGCTGGGAACATACAGACAGAAAGCACTTGGTATGGTCAACGTAAACCTTGGGATGATGTAGGAGCCCCTGCTGGTGGGCTTACAAGTTGGCGAGCTGGACGGCTAGATGCTATTGAAGCTCATTTTGGGCGAGGCATAGAAAATATTTCTAATGCTGATCAACTCTCTTACCTAAGGGAGGAATTGAAAACATTTTATATCCCCGAATTTGGTAAATCTGCATTTGATGTATTCATGAACCCCTATGCAACTGAACGCCAATTAATAAAGGCTTCTATTGTGTTTTGGGGTTATGGTGTAGAAGGTGATCGATATAGTCAAGCTAGAAACATTGAACGACAACTAAGTACTCAATAAAATGCCAAATTATTCTAATGAAGACATTGAGGCATCTCGTAAATTTGTAGAGCAACAAGAAGAGTTAAGAAAGCGTCAGGCAGCTGAGGCTGCTCAAGCAGCTTCTGTTGACTCTACAGATGAAATGTCTAATGCCCCTGCGGGGGACAACGGTCCAAGTCCAGAAGAAGTAGCACTAGGCCAACGTAATGAATCTGGTGCTTATGAACAAACAGAAAACACGGCTGAAAAGCAAACTAGACCAGAGGGCATCGTCACCGAAATTGGGGAGGGTCTTGGCTATTTAGTTAATGATGCCCCTATGGATCTTGTTGATGGAGCCTTAGGGTTTCTAGCTGATAATCTTCCTGAAGGTACTCCAGCAATTAAAGAGATTTCTGATTTTATTTTATCATCTGGTGAAATAGATCAATTTCAGGAAGATAAAGCTGAGCAAGATGCTGAACGTCGTGCTGCGGGGGAGATGAACCCAGTAGAGCAAGTCTTAGATACCACCTTAAATTCTCTCAGGGGTTTAAGTTCAGGTATTGAAGGTGGCATTGCTCTTCCAGTTACAATTGCTGCTCGTCTCGCTAATCAAGCTTCACCTTGGGCTGATCCCCCAGCAGTTCTTAAGGAGTCACCAATAGGTGAGACTATCTTTGAAATTGCTCAGATTGCTACACCAACACTTCTCACAGCAGGTGTTGCTGGGCCTGCCTTTGGTGGCACTGCAGGTCTACTTACTGAAAGTGGCATTGAAACAGCAACTCAGGATTCTTTTGAGGATCTCATTGCTGGCCGTAGCTTGGCTGGCAAATTTGGTGAGGTTGCTGACTTTCTTGGAATGGATGGAGCAAACCTTACTAAAGATCTTATCGAAGGTAAAACCTTTGAGTCTCAAGCCTTCACAGCTGTCGTTGGTTTTATCCAAAACCTAGGCATAAATTTTGGTGCTAATAAGCTATTTGAAAAGATCACGGGTTCTCTACCCAACCCAACCAAATCAGATAAAACTGTTGCTAAGGTTCTTGGTAAAAATGTAGAGGATGTACAGCGAGCAGTTGCTGATGTATCTGAACCTGTCTATAGCCGTAATCTAGAGCCCTCTGATGTCACTACGATTGATGATGCTGTTCCTGTTGTAAAACCAGCAGAAGGGGAAATTATTTCGGAGCCAGCTTTGGTAGCTGAAGCTATCCGTAAGGCAGGTATTGGTGAAGATGGATTGACATCTGCTGGTAGACAGTATTTCTATAACTGGGGGACTGTTTTACGGACGGATTCAATGATAGCAACTATGCAAGCTGCTACTAATACTCTAAAAAAACTAAAAGATTATCCCTCGGACATGAAACGAGCCACTGACCGTGGGCTTGGTATGTTTCGTCTCATCAAGCAATCTCTTGATATTGATGATTTTGATGGTGCCGCAAGCACCTTTAGAAAGAACAGCTCTATTGCTTTAGATGCCACAGTAAAGGCTGACGACATTCCTGACAGTGTTTTCCTCAGGGAAATGGCCCAAGTTGATCAGGATGGGTTTGTTACTGCAGGCTTAATTGGTGAAGAGCTAGGTGTTCGTCTAAAAAAAGCTGCAATGCAAGCTGATGCTTTGGAAGGTATTGGAGTTGATTTTACTAATGCTGTTGAAAATCTATTAGATCTACAAGATAAAGCTTCTCTTTTTATGATCCCTTTGCGTCGTGCTAAACGTCGTTGGGCTGTTGAGGGTAGTTTGCAACAGCGTAAGCAACTCAAGAAACTAAAAGATGCTGATATCACAGATGCACAGGCAATCAATGCAATTCCTTTCACTGCGCCAGCTGAGCAATTAGAGTATATCAAAGGGCTTGATGACACTAACCTTTCCAAAAATAATACTATTAGACAGCTTTGGGATTTGTATAAAGCTGGTGATGTTGAAGCTGGTCAAACCCTAAAAGCCTATGTCAATATTGTTGCCCATGGAGATCCCCGTACTGTCCTAACGAATGTTGTTGATCTTACTAAAACATTAGCTGATAATGTAAAACGAGGCAATAAAGATGCAATTACGGCTCTTCTGTACAATTCACGTCTAAGTAGATTTGGCACACAAGTAGCCGCTAACCTAAACACTTTGTTGCTTACTGTAGGTGATCCAATTGGCAACATGCTGTCTGGTGTTAGCCCTGGACTCAGAGGTGATTGGTCTGAATCTGCCTATGGTCTTGGTACATTTTTAGGTGGTCTTGAAGGCGCTTCTGATGCTCTACGTGCATTTGGTAGGTCATTTAAAAACAATGATACTTTTGTTAAGCCCGGTGGAGCAAGGTTTGATGCAAATGTAAAAAATCTCAAGCAAAAACAAGCTATTTTACAAGAAAACTATGATGGAGCCCGGAGGCGTCTTAATGACGAAAAAGCTCCAACAAGTGAAAAGTTTTCTTTATTCCTTTCCTATGCTAATCAAACCTTAGCCAACAATCCTTACCTGGGTTATGGGCCAAGACTTTTGATGGCAGCAGATGAGGGTATCACTGTTATTCGGGGTTCTCAAATCGCTCGTGGTAGAGCTTTTCAAGAGGCTGTACAAACAGAAACTTTTGGAAACAGTAAGGAACTAAAGAGACTTGTGGATGTCCATACCAAAAAAATCTTTAGTGAAGCTAAAAGGTCAGGTAAGATTATTGATGGTGAAGTCCTTCAATCTGCCCGTAAGCTCACGTTTACAAGCCAAATTGGTGAATTGGGTAGTGAACTAGATATTAAAGGTATGCAAGCCATTGGCCAGGGTGTTGATTCAGCTTTCATCGCTCTTGAGTCTGCAGCTAAGGAAAGTGCAATCTTTAACCTTATATCCCCCTTTACTAGGGTTAGTTATGAAGCCCTTGAAGCTATTGCTCGTTACGATCCTACTCCTGGGAGCTTACTCCGTAGAATGCACCCACGCTATAAAGCCCTCATGGATGGTAAGTATGGTGAAACTGCTCGACTTCAACTAAAATCAAATATTGCTCAAGGTCAACTCTTCACTCTAACAGCTATTTCAGCTGCTTATACCGGTTTAACTACAGGTGAAAATAGTGGGAGCATGCCTAAACGCAGTTTTATTATTCCTGCCAATAATAAGGAAGGTTATATTGCTATTTCATATGCCAAACTAGAACCTTTTGCAACCCTTATTGCTACAACCACTGACTTCGTTCAAGCACTTCGAGATGAAGTAATTGATCAAGGTAGGTATGATGAATTTACCAGCATCATGGCCACATCTCTTGGAATGTCTTTAATTCAAAAAAGCTTTCAAGACGGCATGAAGAAGTTTGTCGATTTACTTGATACCACAACTATTGCTGCTGGCTCTCATCACTCTGCTCTAGCTGGCTTTGCTGGTAACTTTGTCCCAAGAATTGTAGATATGATTGGTGACTTTGCTAATCCATATGTTGGGATTGCTGGTGATTCTGATGATGGATTGGCCTCTTTCTTTCAGGTTTTTGCTAAAAGAAATTTAGGTGATTATAAGTTGCCACCCGATTATAATATTTATAGTGGTAAGAAGGTTCCTAAAGCAGCAACACTTGGAGATAGTGACAATTATTGGAATGCAGTAGGTGGTGCAATCATTTCTGAACTTGGTTGGACTGGCAATGTTGTCAACGTTGATCAGGATAATCCAAACCTTAAGATGATGGATAAATTGCTCTATCCCCCCAAAAAGAAAAAATACTTTAAGTCTGCTAATGGCGTTAATCTAAATCCACAAGAACAAAGTGACCTTAAGCGTGGCATGTTTAGCGCGGGTAAGATAAACGAACGTCTCAAGGCTTATTTTAACTCTAAGCAATTTAAGAGTGATATGCGTGACCATGAAAATGTTCGTAAATTTATGGCATCTAAAGGAGAGCTTGGTTACACAGGCCCTGGAAGCTCTGCCGGTAAATATATGAAGCGAATTCATGGTGCAATAGATAAAATCCATGGTGAAGCTAAGAAATTGAGTGTTGAGGCTGTCCTATATCCTCAAGAAAGCTTTAGAGAAAAAGCTCGTAGAATTTCCATTGAGAAACTTAGTACGTATTAGTAATGGCTACTTTTAATACACATGTAGGGGATGGTACAACCGTCCTCTTTTCATTTACATTCCCCTATATTAATGAATCCGACGTTAAGGTTAGCCTTGACGACGTTGATACAACTGCATATACGTTCAATAACGCCACTACAATTCAGTTTACTACGGCTCCTGCTGCTTCTGTAGCTATCCGTATCTTTAGATCCACTAATAACACTGATGTTAAGTCCGCATTCTTTGCTGGTTCGTCTATTAAAGCAAAGGATTTGAATGATAACTTCACTCAATCTTTGTATGTTGTTCAAGAAGCTATTGGTTCAGCTGGGGACGCATCTACAAATGCTTTAAATGCGGTCACAACCGCTAATACAGCCCTAGCAAATAGTGATGCAGCTGTTACTACGGCTAATAGTGCTGTAAGCACAGCTAACACTGCAGATACCAACGCTAGTGCTTCTGTTATCACTGCTAACGCTGCTAATACAACTTCAAATGCTGCATCAACGACTGCAGCTAATGCAGTAACAACGGCTAACACGGCTAACACTACGGCTGGCAATGCCGTAACTACTGCTAATGGTGCTGTTACGACGGCAAACTCGGCTGCAACTGATGCTGCTACAGCTATTACTACGGCTGACGGAGCGGTTACAACTGCTAATGCAGCTACAGCTACAGCTAATGCAGCCCAAACATCGGCTGCTAGTGCCGTTACTACATCCAATAGTGCTGTTACTTCTGCATCCACAGCAAATACTACAGCCGGTAATGCTGTAACTACAGCTAATGCTGCTAGCACAACTGCCAACACGGCTGATGCTAACGCTACTAATGCTGTCAATGTAGCTAATGCAGCTAGTGCTGCTATATCTAATGCTGTTGCTTACACATTAATTTCAAACGTAGCAGCGATACCTAGCAGCCCTTCTAACAATGATTACGTTGAGGTTGGCGACAGTACAGGTATTCAATCGTTTAGTCCCCTCTCAGGTCTTCCTAGTGGCTTTGTAGGAGCAGCTGGATTATCAGTAAGACTTAGGTATGATTCGGCTGCATCCACTTGGGTGTATATGAGTTATTTTGCTAATGATTCAGAGAGTCGTTATCTAACAAAAAATATTCCAGTTGTTACTGGCGATGCAACCAATGGTTCAGGTCAGATTACTCTTAATTGTGAGAACAACTCACATGGTATTAAGATCAAAGGACCACCACACAGTGCAGGTGCTAACTATACGTTAACACTGCCTAATGACACAGGCGCACAGGGACAAGCACTAACTACCAATGGTAGTGGTGTGCTGAGTTTTGCCACTATTGACTCTGCATTTATTGAAACACCGCAAACATTTACAACCAGTAAAGTTATTGCTGCCAATATTAATGCAGGAATGATGGGACCGACAGTTACCATCAATTCAGGAATATCGATTACTGTCGGGACTAACTCTTATCTTACTATACTTAAGTAATCATGGCATACGGAAAAATTAAAGCAGATACCCTTGTTTATGACAATGGTGGTTCTGATGTAGAAATCACTGTAGATACCATTCCAAATAAAGCTGGCCTTGCTTCGCCTGCATTTACTGGTACTCCTACAGCACCTACAGCATCTAGCGGTACTAATACCACTCAAATAGCTACTACAGCGTTTGTTGATGCTGCTGTACCAGATATTAGTGGGAAAGCTGACTTAGCTAGTCCTACATTTACTGGTACGGTTACTATTCCAGCAGGTGCAAGTATTGCTGATATTGGTACAACAATTCAAGCATATGATGCAGACACAGCTAAACGGGATACTACTAATACATATACTGCACTTCAAACAATGAATGCAGGTATTACTATTGATGGTGCTTATACCCAAGCATTTGACGTAATTACACCCGCGACAAGTCCAGCAATTGACTGTTCACTGGGTAATTATTATACTCTTGACCTTTCATCCACTAATGTGTCAGGTACTTGGACTTTTACCAACGTACCTACTACAAGCTATACGTTATCAATAGAAATTACTACAGGCGCGTCAACTACTATTGTCTGGAATAGTGTTTCCGTTAATGGAGGTAGTGCGGCTAATACTATTAAATGGAATGGTGGTAGTGCCCCTGCATTTGCTGCATCTAAACCACATGTATTGATTCTCTCTACTGATGACACTGGTGCATCGTGGTATGGCTCTGCTCTTGTTGACTATGCTGTTGTTTAATTATGGATACTAATAATCTAAAAAAACTGCAGGCTGCAAGTGCAGCAAGTACAGGTGGTAGTAGTTCTAGTGGTTGGGAAATTCTTGCTTATACAGATTACCCAAAAAAAACTGAAGCTTTTGCAAATTTTAATGATTGGACGACGGGATACACAAATGGAGCACCATCCACGCTACAAACTTTTAACGGCAATAGAACAACCATACCAGCTACCTTTGATACCAGCGTGCCTATCGATAGGTTTGGGAAGATAGGTAGACATGAATTTCAGAGTCATACTGAAACTGATTCAGGAGCTAATAACAGAACTTCTGAAGGAGATGGTGATGGTTGGTATTCTGCAGCTTATAACAAAACCAATTTAACTAAAATTGCACTTGTTGGGGTAAACGGCAGTGATACCGTAGATCTGACTAACCCAACAAATAGTACCAACCACCTTGTCTATAACTTAGTTGGGACATCAGGTACTGAATCTGATGCTGATATGGGTACAGGTACTTATACTGTTATTAGCTTATTACAAACATTGGCTTTGTATAATAGAAATAATACTACGTGGCACAGCAATGGCACCATAACTAGTGACGCTACTAATCACAATTTGTTATTTAACGGACCTAATTGCCGTAATTTTACATCAGGTGGTGGCTCTAGAACTCAAGCAGGGTACAGCGGTGTTCTTCAATCTGCAGCTGGTAAAATGCACCACATTGGTGATGTTGGCACCGATAGTGGGGATGAGGGTATTGATACAACTAATTACCCAAATTTATTTTGTTTCTGGGGTATTGATTTAGATTCTGACCATGATACTCAAGTATGTGCTGCATACTATGGCGGTGGTCCTTCTGTTGGCTCACATAACCCCTATGGAGATTATATGGCACTAGGAAGATCTAATGATATGGGTTTATCCTCTCAACCTTTAGCCACTCAAACCACGTATTTAAAGAAAGATAGATGGAGAAATACACATGTTGCTTGGACGTTTTGGAGTATGTGGGGTAATGATTGGCATACTGATACACTACGACGAAACATATCTGGTAGTGGTGTGACTACTGATCCAACTACTGGACATACGTTCACTCAAGACGAAACCACAACGGCCGCACAAACACCATCAGCTGCCAACTTATACCGTAATGAGGGTACTGATTATACGTTTACGTCTGGTGGCCCATCTACAGTTTTATCTTGGCAAACTCCACCTGGAACTGTAACTCCAAAGAATAACGTAACTGTAGACCCAAGCCTATACATGTGTCAAAAAGTGTACCTATTAGGATATTAAAATTATGAATGAATTAAGAAATCAATCAGACGGTTCTGTAGTAATTGAGCCTGTATTTAGACGATTAGTCAATGCTTCTTTGCCTACACCGTTAACAGCGGAAAGTGCTAATTTAGTAGGATACGATCTTCTTCTTGAAGGTCACCGACCAGGCATTAACTCTGTATATGAGCAAACTGTCAGAGATGGTGAAGAAGAAATTGACAGCAAATGGTACACTAAATATAAATTAGTGACATTAGATGCTGTGGGTGTCGATAGCAGCAAAGCGTCGGCAGAAAGAAAGCAGCGTGATGAACTTCTCTCGCGTTCTGATTGGACTCAGCTTGCTGATAGCACTGCTGATAAAGCAGCTTGGGCTACTTATCGTGCAGCGTTGCGTGACTTGCCATCAGCAGAAGGCTTCCCACACACTATTACTTGGCCTAAAGAACCATCTTAAACTAATGCTTGAAGCTTCTATATCTGCTGCTGTAGCTTTTGTTGCGGCAGCAGCTGCATATGCAAATAAAGTAAATACTCGTTTTGTTGAACAAGAGCGTCGCCTTGATGGTATTGAGCTTCGTATTGCTGAAAAGTATGTAACACGAGAAGAGCTATCTTCTTCATTGGCAAAATTTGAAGACCATATGGTTCGTATAGAACTTAAGCTGGACTCGCTTGTTCATTCGTTCATTGCTCAAAAGAAAAACTAATTAATTACCTTTATGACATTTCTCAGGGAAGCCGCTAAATGGTATCAAGGGGAGTCTCATCAAGATAAAGCTTGGGACGATTTGGAATCCCAACTTCCTTCCTTTCTTGTTGATACTTTTAAGACAGCGTATAGAGATTCTCCTACACCTTTACCAGTTACCATCTCAGACGGCTTAGGCTGGGATGAAATAATCTCTTTGGCCAAACAATCTGGTGCTAAGTTTCCTGAGTGTGTTGCAGCTCAGTGGGCTCTTGAATCAGGGTGGGGTCAGTTTACCTCTGGTAAGAATAACTACTTTGGTATTAAAGGTAAAGGTACTGTTAAGACGACTTGGGAAGACTATGGTTATGGTCCTATTACTATCCAAGATTCCTTTAAGGATTTTAATACACCATACGATTGCATCAATTATTTGATCACTCGCTGGTATAAAGATTATAACGGATATCTAGGTGTTAATAGGGCTTACACCCGTGAGGAGTGTGCTCGTCTTCTTAAATCTGAAGGCTATGCAACTGACCCTAGTTACTCAACAAAACTAATTAAATTAATGAACAGTAATGATTGAAATTTTAGGTATTAAATTCAGTATTGAAGCACTTGGTTTTCTAGGTGCTTTTGTTTTGTCTGAAGTTATTGGTGCTTCCAAGTTAAAAGAAAATTCTATTGCTCAGCTTGCTAAATCAGCAATTGATACTCTTAAGCCAACCAGAAAGGAAGACGAAAAAGTAGTTGAGGTTCGTAAGGCAGTTGAACTGCTTCGCCAAACACTACGTCAACTTGGTGATTAATTATGACTAAACGTGCAAACGAAGATCTCTTTGATGAGCTTCATTCTTTATTGACTAACGAACTTGTTGGACGTATTAAATCAGGAGAGGCTTCTACAGCTGATCTACGTGCTGCTATTGACTGGTTAGCTAAGAATGACATCACTGGGCTACCTGTTTCGGGTAGTCCTCTTGCTTCACTAATGGGTACGATTCCTGAACTCACATTTGATGATGTTCAAGGTTATATCTAATGGCTATTGCCAAAAAAAATCCAAAGATTAGTGAGGCAACACGTCGTGCTCGCCGCAAATATAACGCGACCACTAAAGCTAAAAAACGACGTGCAGCTTTAAATAAAATTAACCGTAATAAAGGTACTTACGGTAACGGGGACGGACTAGATAATAGCCATAAATCTAGTGGCAGAACTGTTAAGGAAAAGGCGTCATCTAATCGTAGACGTAACGGTAACAACGGTAAATCCAAATTTAAAAAATAAATTCCTAATGAGCCAATGGAAACTCCCCGAAGCCTCATGCATGATCTCCTCACGTTTCGCAGTGGTGATGCCAAACGAATGTGGAGAGAAATCATTAAGGAACGGGATGGATATTGTTGTGTCTACTGTGGGTCTACCGAAGACCTGACTATTGATCATGTAATCCCTCAATGTAAAGGAGGGCCTACTACTGCTTCAAATTGTGTAACTGCTTGTCGTTCTTGTAACCAATCAAAGGGAAGTAGTGATTGGAGTGACTGGATACAAAAAAATCAACTTATAAAACATTATGCCTGCCAATAGAGACCCGAGAAAGAAATCACGTACAGCTAGAAATCGTCGTACTTCTTCTAGTAATAGATCCGTAAGGTCTAGAGCTTCAGCTAAAGATACACCCAAACCTACTTCTTCTTCTACACGTAGTAGTACCAAAGGGACCAGTAAAAAAGTTACCTATGGTAAGGGGGAAATTAAATCAAAACGTTTAAGGCAAGCCCTGGACGGTCCAAAGAAGACAACCAAAAAAACACCAGCCAAGACTCCTCCAAAAACTACTCAGGTCAAAACCAAACCTGCTTCCAAAACACCGAGAGGAGCACAGGGACCACGTACAGCACCACAGCAAGGCCCGTCTCAAAGAGTTAATACCAGGGGACTTATTGGTTCTAAGCCAACTAAACCTAAGACTACAGTAAAACCACCCCCAACTCAGAAATATCGGCCTCGTGTTGACAACATTTCTGACCAAATTAGGCAAGCTAAAAACATAAAGAATAAAAACGCTGCTCGGAAACTTTTAAGGGCTGGTGGTACTGCTGCTCAGATTAGACGTGTTCTTATGGCTAGTAATCCATACACTTTAGCAGCAACTATTATTGGTTCAGATATTATGAATCGTGGTGTTGCTGATGGAACTTTGAAGGGTAAGCCAGTTGCAGCTAAGCCAGGTCGTAATGCTGGAAACTACAACACCCGTGATGCTGATGGCACTATTCGTTCACGGAAGCGTGTTGGTCCTAAAAAGGTAGGTACTGCTGAGCAAGCATTTGACAAAGCTTATGCGGCTGCTAAGAAAGCTGGTAAGACAACTTTTACCTTTGATGGTAAATCTTACAGCACTAAATAAATTTTTTATTTCGTTCAATTAATTTTATTATTATTATGTCTGCAACTACAATCTCTTCTGATTCATTTCTGAACACAGCTAAAACTATTGTCCCACTTGCCTATGCAAGCGACTCTGTAGCCCTCACTCAAGCAGCTGCTAATGCTGCTTCTGCTGACTACACAGTTAAAGATCTTTTGGCCCTCATTGATACAGCACAGATCGCTCGTACTAATCAATCATCATCCATTGGTGGTTCCAGCGTAGTGGATGCCTGATGTCTCTTTATCGTAATATTAATAAGCGTAAGAAGGCTGGTACTTCTCGCTCTAAAAAGAAATCAACTGTATCAGCTAAATCATATGCAAATATGAAAGCTGGTTTTCCTAAAAAGAAAAAATAGTGTCTTTTCGCCTTAATTCTTTTAAGGCTGTAGCTACTTGGTTAGATAAAAACTTTCCGCTGCCTCTTGCATATTTTTGCAAGGGGTGGCTTTTTGCTTTAGAGGATGCGTGGATCGCCTCTAAGGCGGCTGCAGCTGTTGAGAAGGGGATTGCTCCTATTCAACCTTTAGACCCTGTTGTAGATCCTCCTGAGTATCACTCAGAGCCTTCAGAAGTTAAGGGGTTAGATATTATTAGTTTAACAAATGGATTTTCAAAGAAACGAAAATACTGACTACATGTTTTCAGTATTGACATCACCAAAAATAACTGAAATGAGTCGTGGTCGCATTCAACCAATGTCGCCACAGCAAGCTGCTGGTTTGCTTGGGTCTTGGATGGTGGAGACCGGTGACCCTACTCTTAGAAATTTAGACGTTGTTGAAAAGCAAGCTGGAGCTGGGAGAGGACTTTCCCAATACACAGGGGTCAGACGTATTCCCTATGACCGTGCTCGTGCTGCTGCTCTTTCTTCTGGTTTAGACCCCAATCAAGCTTCTTGGCAGATGCAATACTTTGCTGATGAGTACTCAGGTAAATATGATCAACAAGGTCGGTCTCTCATCGGGTGGACAAGATCTCTTGAACAACTTCCGCCTAACCTTTCGTCTGGTGATTATGCAGAGTTAATTACTGGTTCCGCTGCTAAAGGTCAAGGGTATTTTCGCCCAGGTGTTCCTCATGTTGATAGACGTAGACAAGCAGCACAACAAGTCTTTAAAGCTTACAATCAACCCGCTAAGCCTAAAAATATTCCAACACCTGCGGTTGCTAAAGATAAACCCAAACAAAAAGGTTTCTTAGGAGCAATAACAGACGCTGTTCAACGTCTAGGTATTCCACTTCGACGTAGACAATAACTTATGGATTTAATTGAATTAGATAATAAGATACGAAGTGATTTTCGTGTCTTTCTTTCTTTGATCTGGAAAGAACTAGATCTCCCTACACCCACTCGTGCTCAACTCTGTATAGCGGACTACTTACAGAATGGCCCTAAACGATTACAGATCTCTGCTTTTCGTGGTGTAGGTAAAAGCTGGATTACTGCTGCTTTTGTTCTATGGACACTTTACTGTGAACCTGATCGTAAGGTCATGGTGATCTCTGCATCAAAAGAAAGAGCAGATAACTTCTCTATCTTTTGTCAGAAACTAATCATAGATATACCTTGGCTTAATCATCTCGGCCCTAAAGATAATGATCAACGCTGGAGCCGTATATCTTTTGATGTTGGTCCTGCTAAACCTCACCAAGCACCTTCAGTAAAAAGTGTAGGAATAACAGGCCAAATGACTGGCTCTCGTGCTCATTTAATGGTCTTTGACGATGTGGAATGCCCATCCAATAGCCAGACAGATATGCAACGTGAGAAGCTCCTCCAATTAGTTACTGAAGCGGAATCTATTCTTACACCTGATGACGACTCACGAATACTTTTTCTCGGGACACCGCAAACGACATTTACGGTCTACCGAAAATTGGCGGAACGTTCTTACAGACCTTTCGTGTGGCCAGCACGTTATCCCCAGGACACCACCAACTATGAGGGGCTCCTCGCTCCCCAGTTGGTTGCAGATATTGAGAAAGGAGTGGAGGCAGGAACACCCACCGATTCCCGATTCTCTGATCTAGATCTGATGGAAAGAGAGAGTGCTATGGGGCGCTCTAACTTTGCTCTCCAATTTATGTTGGATACATCTCTGTCTGATGCAGAGAAGTTCCCCCTTAAATTTCAAGACCTTATCGTCACCCCTGTTGGTACTGAATGTGCAGAGCGGTATGCCTGGTCTGCTGATCCGAGATACATGATCAAAGATCTCAACCCCGTAGGACTGCCCGGAGATCGCTTCTATGGGCCTATGTTCATTGATGAGGGTATGTGTGACTATAGCGAGACAATCGTCTCTGTAGACCCTTCAGGACGTGGTAGCGATGAGACATGTGCAATGGTCCTGTCTCAAGCAAATGGTTATGTCTTTGTTAGAGATATGCTTGCCTTTAGAGATGGTTACTCAGATGACACTCTTTCTCGTATCGTTAGGTTGGGCAAGAAATATAAAGCCTCTCGCCTTCTCGTAGAATCTAACTTCGGAGACGGCATGATATGTGAACTCTTTAATAGACACATCCAACAACAATCAGCAAACTTCTCTACTGAAGAAGTTAGAGCAACAGTCCGTAAAGAAGAACGTATCATCGACACACTAGAGCCGGTGATGAACCAACACAAATTAATTATTGATCCTAAGGTATTTGAATATGACTATTCCAGCAATCCTGATGCATCTCCTGAAAAACGATTGGAGTACATGCTCGGATATCAAATGTCGCGTATGTGCAGGGAGAAGGGAGCAGTAAAGCATGACGACCGAATTGATTGCATGAGTCAAGGCGTTCAATGGTTCATTGATTCCCTCGCTCAATCAGCCCATAAACAACAAGCTCTTCGTAAGCATGAAGAATGGAATCTTATGATGACCATGCTTGAAGAACAGCCACAACTAAGCACAGATATCCTTGCTACAGGTGGATCCTTTAAATCCTTGAAATCCCTTCCCACATCTAAGGTCTGGGACTGGACTTGAAAAGTGGCACCAGTTAAGCAAGAGGAGTGGTGTCCTTTTGTGTGGATATTGCGGTAAGGAAGACACCAGATGAAATTACATCGTGTCTTCTTTCCCTTTCTTTCTACGCTAGATAACCAAAAATTAAATCAAGACCCTGGACCGTGAGAACCGGCGTCCCTTTTGGCAACTTTGGGGGGCAGACAAGTTTGTGGGGATCACTGTATATAGAGAAAGTCTTTTAACGGAGACACATCTCAAAGCACTTGCAAAAGGCTTTACAAATGTTTGAGATGTTAGTTAAAGATGTACCTTATACACGGAACGTGTCCGAGGTATTCTACCTAAAAGACAACAAATGATATTATTATTATTTATATTTTATATTAAAACATAAACTAAAAATGATCTAATAACATTAAATAGACTATATTATATACATGGTACGCCGAAGGCGTTCTTATGTATTATATATAACATACTAAAACATATAATATAATTATAAATGAAAGTAGAAGAATTTCCTTTGAACTCTAGAGACTGTAATTTTACTTACTTCAGAGTTAGAGAAGGTCCAAACTATTTTGTTTCTTTCTACAAGAACAGTTCTAGACTTCATTATGATCCTAAGGAATGTTGGAGAGTTCTAGGTCAAGCCAAGTTTACAGACTCTGGTAAGGCTCTAAAAGAATGGGCTGTGGGGATGTATGAATCTAATCTCCCAAAACCAGAACTCGATATTGAACAGATTAAGGCTGAAGGATTTGGTCCTGAAGCTCATGGGGATTCTGAAGAAATAGAACCTACTGCTAATACAAAGATGATAACTTAATGACAGATGATCGTAAGGAACGCCTAGAAGCCGCTCTAAGGGCTGTTGTAGCCGCTAAGAACCCTTTTCTAGCTGCAAGCATTAGAGCCGCTCTGAGGGGGGAAGATGACTTTGATCCTTTTCAAGGTATGTCTATCCATCCTGAGATTGATGAACTTTGGTCTTCAGAGTAAAAATAAAATAAATTTCTGAAGGGTATCCGGTGGTAGCCAGCCACCTCTACCCCCCCTTATGCCCCCCTCTTGTCTGATATTTAGGGAGGGGGTGTGGGGTCTTTTGCCTGTTAATCAATGAGATCGACTGGTATCACTGACTGCTCGTTAGTCACTAGAACTAGTGAGGGTTGATTGACTCTTTTTTTCTCTGTCTGGGCTGTCGCTAAATGTTATTGATCCTGATTTTTATTTTTGAGAGCATCTGTCGAAAATTGAACGCTTAAGTAACGCATACGTTACGCATCAGTTACTAACACCAACACATTATGACTAAGAAACAATTACTGTACGAACAGAACATAAGAAGATCACTTGCTGAGATCTATTCACATATGTGTGACAATCTCCTAGGATTCTTAGACGATGATGGAGAGTTCATCGATACAGAGTCACTAACCCACGAACAGCAAGACAACATTGAAGCTGTTCGCGCATTGGAAGAGGAGTGGGTTCTGGATCCTGCTATTAGGCACGAGATGTCTTTACTAAGGTTCAGCGACGATGACTGAGTATTACGGATTGTTACAACTGCTTGTTCATTAGTTCCA